GGCCATAGCACTTCACCTACCTGTTGCCACTTGCCGCCCGTTGTCCTGTCTAGCTTATATGTCTTAATCGCCCATGAGGTGACGACATCGCCCCCGCTTCCCTCGTCATAGTTCCGCGCCGTTATCTCTTTCCTGTTTACTTCGTTGCCGTCGATGTCTTCAACTTTGTAAATCATTTCATAGGCCATGACGCGATCCATGTCCTCTGGGTCGCAGTGGATTGTCATCCAGCGCGAGTCAAGGGCAATCAGGCGCGGGTACATAACCCCTTTATACTCGATGCCGTCAGGGATTATCTTAAGGTAGCCGGTGTCGAAGATGGATGCGTTTTGCGCGGCGCGATGCAGCAGGATGTCCGCTTTGTTGACTTGCCACACCATGTCTATGTATTCCTGCTCAGCATCGCCCTCAAGGTCAAACTGAACCCCGCCGCCCAGAAGCATAGACAAGGAACGGTCAACAATCAGCATCGCATAATTGTGTATGAGGTTATCATCTGCCTGATTGACTTTCGGCTTGATTTGTTGGCGTTGTCGGCCAACGTAGTATAGATAATGTTCCTGTTGTTTTGCCAGTCTTTCCATCTTCGGTTGATTGTAAATATCGTCACCAATCAACCAGTTTTGTAACCATTGCCGTACCGCGTCCATCATTGCCATAATGTCACCATGTCCTAATCATAAAATGGATTCTCAAACGTTGACACTGTGAACGCTTCGCTTTCATACGCATATCTTAGGGCGTCCATCAAGTGATTATATTTGTCTGTTGGTACTTTCATACTGTTGCCGTCTTTGTCTTTGCGCCATTGGTACTGTTGTAGTTCGTTCTGCATGTTGACGCATTGGCTATCCACTATAATCCGTTGCCTCTTGAGCCAGTCAATGCCGTGATTGACTGAGTCCCTACCTTTCCGCGCCCCGATAGCAGATATGCCCATGTTGTTTAACTCTGCTACCGATTTCGGCTCGGCACTGTCGCAGGTTACATATGCCCCATTGACCATCGGCTTAATCTCGTTAGCTAGCAGGTCATTCGTCAAGCCGCGCTCGTATAACTCATTATAAACGTAAATGACGTTTCGTGTACTATCGTAATGAGTGCAAACCAACGCGGCCGGATCCGAACTAAACCCAAAGTCAAGCCCGTGATGACAATTGATAAACTGGTCAGTCATGCCTGACAGGTCGGCCGTTTCCCAATTGGTAAAGATAACGTCACCCAACACGCCCCAATTCCCGAGCGTGTACACGTCGTAAAAGTATTTGTCCGTTTCGTTTTCCAAGTCCTCAACGTCTGAACTGGTCAGGAACTTATTATCTTTGTAGGTTGTCTTGAGGATGGTTAACGCGTCGCTGGTGTAGTACGTTTGGTCATCGGCCCAGGCAATAGGGCTAAAGTATTCCTGGTAGAGCGAATGGCTCCGCATGATGGGGTTGAACGTCAAGACCATGCGCTTGGCGGTTTCGTCACTACCCCCGCGTTGGCGCTTGTATAGTTGCTTGATATTGTCTGAACTTGTCTCTGTGGCCTCCTCGACCCAGATGTCTGTAATGACACCTTTCGCCGGCGTGATTGACTTTATCTTCTCAACGTCATCTAAGCCAGCAAATAGAATCTGATAGCCGTTTGAGCAGGTCATAATGCCGTCGCTCTTGTTGGTGTCAAATAGGGCAGTCAATCCCCAATCGCTTATAATCTTCTGCAACTCGTTGAATACTGAACGACGTACAGTGCGGGCAACGGCACGGGCTATGAGATAATTGCGCCCACCCCGTAGCAGGTCATAGATAACCCTTTGAGCAATGAATACCGACTTCCCCGAAGCACTCCCCCCGTAGTATATCTGCGTTCGTGCCATGTTCTCAAGGAACGGCCGGTACACAGGGTTAAACACGCGGGTGTCTATTTCAATCTGCGTCATTGTCCTTGAGTGTGACACGTATCACGCCGCCATCTTCGCCCGTGACTTCGTGGCGTTCGGTATATCCCCGCGTTTTGCCCTGCGTCTTGAGGAAGAAGATAAGCGCCGTTGTATTGCCAGCTAAGGCATCGTCATATAGCGCCGTTTCCGCGTTGTCTAGCATGGTTTCACGTGACTCAATTAGAGCGTTTTGAAGGAGTTCTGATTTGTTGATTCTTTCGTAAAGCGCAGTTCTGGAAACGTCTAACGACTTTGCCGCCGCTGAGATATTGCCGCGCTTTGCTTTGATTGCTTTCTCTATCGTCTTTACTGTTAGCATCTTTTTTATATTGTAAACATTTGTTATCCGAATCTGTCACTGTCGCTTTTAATCACTTCCACTGTCACCCGTAGCCGTTCGCCCCGCATCGCAAGCAATCGCGCCGCCTGTCCCATCTCTGTCTCTGGTATGTCGAACTGGATTCTCATTCCTGATTCATCCCCGTATACCTTAATCGCTGACTGTATGGGGGGAAAGGTAGCAAGAAATGTTGTCACCCGAAACTCCTCACTTGATTTGTTGCCCATTCCACAATCCTCAGAGGCCTGTAATCAGCGATATTGTTTTGCTTGCTAGAGTTGCACGAATAGCAAAGCGGCTGAATGTTGTCAATGTAACTAGATCCACCTTTGGAAACAGGAACGATATGATCCACCGTGATTCTACTTGTGGAGCCACACGCCAAGCACTCTCCGTTTGCCATAAAGATAAGTGTTTCCCACTGTGACCGCGTATATTCTCCCCCGTTCCCTCTGATTTTAGCCCGCCTACGCTGAGTAGATTCGTTAACCTTGTCACGGTTGGTCTGCTTCCAGGATTGCCGGTACTTTCTTCCCTCTGGTGTTTTGTAGCGCATTCGGGCACGTTTTCTTTGTTTTTCTTTAACTTGTGGCAAGCGGCGGTAATTCTTGATATTCTCCTTCCCCTCTTCGCTGTTGCGATAAACCGCCGCTCGTTTAAGCATAACATCCCGATTTCTAACATAATAGTCTTTGTTCCATCGCTCTTGCTTTTCTTTTTGCTTGTCCGTGCCAGCATACTTTCTTTGGTGATATAGTCGCTTGTACTCTCGAATCCTGTCCTTGTTTTTCTCAGCATTAGTTACATTGGTAGCGTTGTTGCACGATTTGCAATCATTTCGATAACCGTCATGAGAATCTTTTCTTGAATAGAAACTAGATAGAGGCTTTTCTTGCTTGCATACCCTGCAAGACTTTGTAACAATATCCATGTCAATCTCCCATAAAGATTGGCCGATCCCCGGTTGTTAGTAGCAACGCGGGGTATCTTTTTGCCAGAATTAATACTAGTAATTATACCACACCTGCAACAGATAGGCGGTATTGAGCAGAGGAAAGAAGCTGTTAATAAAGTATCGTTTGTTATCAATCCCTCTCCATCTTGATAACATGGAACCCAAACGTAAGCAATGGGATAACAATCTCGACACGAATTGATTTATAAAAAATGCCTTCCCCAATGAGGAAAGCAAATCCAACGCCATTAAACTTGCTAGCGTAAAATTCTATATCGTATTGCCCTATCTTTATTGTGTTTTGCGTTTCGCTTTGTTCTATCGGTTCCACTAATCTCTCTCCATCGTCGCCCTGCCTAGCCCGTGCCGTTGCCATGTCCAGTAGTCGACTTCGGCAATAATGTTCTGCTGCGCCATCCAATTGTAATCCGCATCACTGCCTAGACAATCGAACACCTGATAACTCAGCGGTTCCCCGTCGCCTATGGTGATGCGTCCGGTTTCGCCTATCCTGCTACAATCGGCAACTGCCAGATAAACATCATGCCCTAACTCAACGTCGCCTATCGTCAATCTGTAATTCATCGTGGCTATCGTCGGCTCTTTATCGTAAGCCGATAGCCAGCCGCTTTGTGTATCGTTCGCTGGGCGCAAGGTGAAGAGCAAAGCGAACGTTATGATAATGTTAATCAGCATATTCGATATTGTACCACATGATGCAATAGGTTATGAGTGGCGCATAAAATAATCATTCCGTCCAGTATGATACTTCTGATTCAACCACGTCTGTATGCTTTTCGATTATCGCAGGATACCCAAAGTTTACTTCTGTGTCAGACATCCCCGCATTCCAGCTATCATTAGCAAACTGGCGTGACAATCGCACGTCATCACTGTGCATGAAATGGTAGTTCTCGGCTTTATCAATCCAAGAATCCTTTGCATATAACTGTATTATTTCTAAAGCGCTTTTTAGCTGACTCTCTAGTACAAAAACTCTTCTGCATGTTATTAGATGGTCTTCATTTCCTAAATCGTCCATAGTGCTATTCATTTCGTTTCTATTTGTTGCTTTCATGTCTTTCCCCTTTTAATTTCATTATTGATAAAAAGAACGGGCGCCACCACAAAGCCGCGCCCGTTCTCTCTCAATCTTAGCCGTTAATCGTTTCTAACTAACATCGTCGGGCAGTTATCCAGGCTGCCCTGTTCTCATCCACTTCATCACAACATGCGAGTGTCGGTTGATAAAGTGTTGTACGCACCGCTTTGTTTTACGCCGTGCCTCTCCGCAGCCAGGCGGCTAACTCGTTGGTAAAGTATCGCCATCATTGGCGGGGTAAACTATTTCATAGCAAAGCGGATCTTTTCGTTTGTCATCATTGACAGGTTGACCGCTTCGCCGCGCTCTATCATGGAAAGATAAGTCCTTGAAACCATACAACGCTTCGCAAAGTCGCCTTGTGTCAATTTGTTTTTCGCTCGATAGGCTTTAATCTGCTCGCCTAAAGATTCTGACGACTTGCATAGATTCAATCCGAGAATTGTTTCAGCCAAACGCCGGGCTTCTGTGTCAGTAATAACCGCAACTGGCGCATGGAATTGCCCATGAGTAAACAATACCCAATACGATTCAATCATGTACTCGTTTAGTTTCGCTATTTCAAAAGTCATTGTTACCCCTTACCAGTCATCACCATTCGCAGCCACTAACACCGCGAGAACAATAATGCACGCAAGCCCGATAAAGACCATCGTCAGGCAAAATGGAATGTCAAACACCTTTCACCCCTGCCTGTGCCAACGCCACGACCAGAATAATGACCAGCATCACCGCGCCGAAGCTGAGCGCCGCGCCGTACTGCGTCGAAGCCCATGCGACCATCACGCCTATCAAGGCACACGATGGGAGGACAATTGCGGCGGCTTTGCGTATATGTAATAGGCAGGGTTGTTCAATCAACCAGAATAGAGAATATCATGGAAATTCGATCTGAAGAAGAAATTCGGTCTATCATTCGCGAGCGGTGCGCCGCTCAGGGACAGAGTGCTGTAGCCGAAGAACTCGGACTGTCGCAGTCGGTGGTCAGTCTCATTCTTTCCGGCGAGCGCGGGATCTCTCCTGCCGTCGCTGAGAAGTTCGGTTTCACAAAAATGACAATCTTTACCCCCGCTGAGAGCGGCGCTGAGGGCGCCGACACAACGAGCGGGACCATCGCATCGCCGGGGCGCCCGACGCATTGACGGGCGCTTATGGCGAAGAACGGCGCAGGTGACTCGA